CGAATTAAAAGCTGGATGTTATATCAAAATAAAAAATATGAAAAGTGAGCCTGAGTATTCAGGTAAAGTCGGTAAAGTAATCTTAATTGATGATGCAAATCAAATTCATGGAACTTGGGGTGGATGTGCTTTGATACCTGAAGTTGATGAATTTGAAGTTTTACCTGATGAGAGAATTCCTTTATTTGAGATGTGTGAAAAAAATAGAACAGGTCTAAGAGGAATGAATCACCTTGTAGATTATTATGTTAGCTCAGTTGGAATGTCAGAAAAAGAAGCTGTCGATTATGCTATTGGATTATTTCACAATGGTACAATTCAAGAAATTCAGTTCATTGGAAAAGACGGAAAAGAGATATAAAAAAGTGTCATAATTAACTTGATATAAGTTCCTCCTAGAGTGATATATATACACAAGGAAAGGGAAAAAGAACCTTTCCAAGGAGAAATAAAAATGTCATTACAAAAATTAAACAAAATCTTAAATAACCTTGAGAAGAAAACAACAAATCTTTATAACGAGTTAAGCCAAAAAACTGATGGAAGATACAAGATTGGAGTTAATGGACTTGGGGTTATTGTATTAGCGGATTTAACAAATATGGAAAACTTAGCTAAGGGTGAAAAAGAATGCCAAGAAGCTATGGAAAAGTTACTTGAAGGAGCTAAATAAAAGGCTCCTTTTTAGGTGATAAAAGCCTCAAAAAAATAGTTAAAAAAAGATACACAATTAACTTGCTATAGTGTCCGTTTAGAGTGATATATATACACGACGAAGAGAAGAAACAACCTTCAAGGAGGACACGAAGATGAAAGAAAAAATTGAAAAGCAAATTGAAGAAATGAAGAAGCAAACAATCGGTGTTGAAATTGAAATGAACAACATCACAAGAATGGATGCAGCAAAGGTGGTCGCAGCATACTTTGGAACAAGACCATGGTACGCAGCAAGAGATTATGGTTACGATGCTTGTGCTTGCAAGGATAGAAAAGATAGAGTTTGGAAGTTCCAAAAGGATGTATCAATTGCAGGACCTGATAGTGAAAAATGCGAAATGGTTACACCAATCTTAACCTACGATGACATTGAGGACTTACAAGAGATTGTTAGAACATTAAGAAAAGCCGGAGCAAAAAGCGATGCTTCAAGAGGATGCGGAGTTCACATCCATGTAGGTGCTAACGGACACACATCTAAAACCTTAAGAAACCTAACAAACATTATGGCTTCACACGAAAGCTTAATTATTGAAGCCTTAGGAATTGACAATTTTAGAATTGATAGATACTGCCAAACAGTAGACCCTAGATTCTTAAAAGCAGTCAACAAAAAGAAACCTCAAACAATGAGCCAATTTGCAGATGTTTGGTACGAAAGTCAAAATTGCGACTTTGGAAGAACTCAACATTATAATAGCAGCCGCTACCACATCCTAAACTTCCATGCAACATTCACAAAAGGAACAATTGAATTTAGATGCTTCGAATTCAAGAGTCCAAAAGATGGAAAACAAAATGGACTTCACGCAGGACAATTAAAAAGCTACATTCAATTCTGCTTAGCCTTAAGCCAAATGGCAAAAGAGGTAAGCGGAGCTTCATCAAAACCTCAACAAAATGAAAACCCTAAATACGCAATGAGAACATGGTTATTAAGACTTGGCTTCATTGGTGAGGAATTCAAAACAGCAAGAGAAACATTAACGAAAAATTTAAGAGGAGATGCAAGCTTCAGAAGTGGGTTAAGACCTGCTCTTCAAGCTGCAATCTAGGAGGTCAAAACAATGGAAAAAATGTATTACTTAGCTTATGGTTCAAACCTTAATGTTGAACAAATGAAAAAGAGATGCCCTGATGCAGTGGTAGTAGGAACCTCAGTTCTCGATGGCTACCGATTAATGTTTAAAGGAAGTAAAACAGGTTCATACCTTACTATTGAGAAAGCAAAAGGGCATCAAGTTCCTTTAGGAGTATGGAAGGTATGCAAGCGTGACTTGGCAAGACTCGACGTTTACGAGGGCTATCCTGCGTTTTATTATCGAAAGCGAGTAAATGTGCCACTCAAAGATAAAAGCGGCACACAGGCCAACGTCGAAGGAATTATCTACATCATGCATGAAGATAGAAAGCTTGGATGTCCAACCAATTATTATTTTGATACTTGCCTTAAAGGTTATAACGACTTTGGTTTTGATATTAAAATTTTAATGGAAGCATTTATTTATAGTGTAGGAGTGGAGGTATTTAAAAATGGAAACTAGAGAGAACTTGATTAAAACTTGTCCTTTGTGTGGAAAGACTTATAAAGGGCATCCAGCAATTTCAAGGAAGGATAATGTTACACCGATATGTCCTACTTGTGGAACAAGAGAAGCCCTTGAAAGCATGGGAATTTCTAAAGAGGAACAAGATAAAATTATTAATGCAATTCCAATTATGGATGAAGATAAATAAAAACGATTGCCAACAAAAGCCTCACAAACGGCCACGTTGGCTTTTTTAGTCCTTGTTGGTCAATTGTTCGAAGAAGTAATAAAAAGCCAACACAGGCCAAACGTTCGAAGAAAGGAGGAATACCAAATGGATAAGAAAGAGTTAGCAATAAAAGAATACGAAAGATTAAAAAGTTTATTTGCAAATGCAGATGAAGCAAAGGTTAATCTAGTTGATGAGCTTTTAAAGAAAGCTGCTTTTTTAAAAATTGAACTTGACTCACTTGAAAATGGAATAAGAAGAAATGGTGTCATGCAGTTATCAAATAAAGGTAATGCAAGAATCACATTGTCCTATAAAGCATACCTTCAATCAATTTCTATTTACTCAAATATCATAAAAACACTAAATACCATACTTGGTGGAACTGAAGATGATGGTGATGATTCATTTGATGAGTTCTTAAAGAAAGTGGAGGAAAGATAATGTACACAATTTACTGCAAAATAAATAATGATGGTACGATGACTTCAAAATCTATCTTACCACTTCATGTTGGAACAAAAGGTGATAGAAATTGCACTAAAATTAAATGTGAAATTGGAAACTTGATCGAAGGAAGATATCAATATTTAAAATTCTATCATCCTAAATCAACTGTCCTATTGAGGCTTTCAAATAATGAAGTTGTTATTCCTTCTAATGTTACTTCCATAGCTGGTAGGTGGCTTATTTCATTTATCTCATCAACAAATGCAGTCAACTATTCCAGAGATACATTTGATTATTTGTTTTCAACGATTCCCATTGAAGCTGAAATAAGTAATGGCTTAATGGAAATTAATATTTTAAGTGAAAATGAGAAAAAGATTGAAGAACAACAATCACAAATTCAAAGTATGGAAATTTTAGAGAAAGATTTAATTTCAATGAATTTAAAAAAACTTGTTATTCCTGATTATATTGAATCAGTAGGTGACTATTTCCTCTATAACGGAAAAATGGTTGATGGTGAGATAACGATTGGAAAAAATGTCAAGAAGATTGGCTCCTACACGTTCTACAACTGCGGGATAAAGAAGATAACGTTCGAAAGAGAATCAGGCCTTGAGATGCTCGACATCTATGCATTTAGCAGGATAGAGGCACCAACACTGGATTTGCTGTTTCCAGCATCATTGTCGGACTTTGGGCATTACTGCTTCAAAGGTGCGAATGTCAGGGTGATACGCTTTGATGTGAATTCCAAAATCACGACAATGTATGCAAACTCATTCAACACAGTAAACGCTACTGAGGTTTACCTTCCGGATCATTTGGAGAGATTTGCAGGAAACGGCTATGTCTTCAGGGATTGCACAATAAAGTATCTTTGGATTCCAAACACTATCAAAACGATAATCCCGCAAACGGCCTTCTATAGTATGAAGAATCTCTGGACGATCGAACTCCAAAATGGCTTTGACGTATCCGCAAACTTCGTGACTTGCGTTGACTTGACTAAGCAGGCACTCGTTAACATGTTAACTGCACTAAGTGATAGGATTGGCAAGGATAGCAGAGTACTTGCTATTGGTGAAACAAATTTAAAGAAACTATCCGATTCCGAGAAGGCTATTGCACTCAACAAAAATTGGACTTTGTCATAGGAGGACATTATGGGAAATAAAGAACACAAAGCAAGCAAAGGTAAAATATGGAAATCGAAAATTGATGGAGCGTACTTATCGGATTTGTTAATTTTAGGTAAAGAAGATTCAATCAATAACTACGAAGAGGTTGATCCACCAGTAATAGAAGATGATGAATCATGAATTATTTAAAAGAGTATTATTCTGAAATTCAAAAAGGAAATATCATCATAGGAAATGAACTAAGGGTTGTCTTAGATAGGTTAATAGCAGATTTAGATAATCCTAGATACACCTATGATGAAAAGCCTGGACAAATAAGAATTGATTTCATTGAGACATTTTGTAAACATACTAAGTCACCATTCAATGGCCAAACTTTTATTCTTGAACTATGGGAAAAAGCAATGCTTCAAACTGCCTATGGATTTAAGTTTAAAGATACAGGATTAAGAAGATTTAATGAGGTTATATTACTGATTGCTAGAAAGAATGGTAAGACAACGTTTGTTGCAGGTATTGACCTTGCTGAATTTTTCTTATCTAAAGGTGGAGTTGATATTGTGTGTGCTTCGAACACAAATGATCAGGCTTCGATCCTTTTTGAAGAAATCAATAATATGAGAGAGCAGTCAAAGGCTCTTTCAAAAGCTAATCGAAGCAAGAAAAATATATTCTATATTTATTCACCAAGAAACAAAAATAAGATTAAGAAATTATCTGGTCAGTCACGTAATTTGGATGGATATAACATAGAGGTTGGCTGTATTGATGAGGTGCATCAAATGACTGATTCAAAAGTATATGATGCAATCAAACAATCACAATCAACTAAAGAAGAACCGCTGATTTTCATTATTACAACAGAAGGTAATGTGGTCGGTGGTTTTTTAGATAAAAAGCTCGAATATTGTAGAAAGATGATAAAGGGTGAAATTATTGATGAGCGTGTGCTTCCTTGTCTTTATACTCAGGACAGTGAAAATGAAATCTATTCAGATAAATCATCATGGCAAAAATCAAATCCATCACTTGGTAAAGTAAAGACAGTTCATTACCTTGAAGATATTATGAATAAAGCTAAAAATGATTTATCAACTAGACTTACAATGTTATGTAAAGATTTCAATATTAAGCAGCTTGAATCAGGTACTTGGTTAACATTTGATGAGTTTAATAATGAAACTAAATTTGATATTGAAGAAATAAGAGATACTTACGCAGTTGCAGGTGTTGATTTATCTGCGACAACCGATTTAACAGCTGCAGTTATTGTGGTAGTTAAAAATGGTAAGAAGTATGTACTTCCTCATTTCTTTATGCCAAGTGAAGTTTTACAGAAGCGAATTGAAGAAGATAGCGTGCCTTATGATATCTGGGTTAGGAAAGGATTTATAACTCTAACGGAAGGAAGTAAAAATGATTTTTCTAAAGTTACCGAGTGGTTTTTACACCTTGTTAGAGATTATGAAATAAGACCTTTGTGGGTTGGTTATGATCCATGGAATTCACAATATTGGGTTGATGAAATGGAAGAAGTTGGCTTTACTTTAGAGAAAATAAGGCAAGGTGTTTATACATTATCTGAACCAATGAAACAGCTAGAGGCTGACATCAAAAATAAGGATGTTATTTATGATAATAATCCAGTCTTAAAATGGTGCTTAGCTAATACTCAAGCCAAGGTAGATATCAATGGAAACATACAGCCAAGTAAGGTTAATTCAAGGTTTAAACGAATAGATGGTGCAGTTGCATTAATCATCGCTTATGCAGTCTTGAATAGATACATAAAAGAGTATGAGAACATGCAAAGTTAGGAGGAATAGTTGTGGGAATATTCAAAAGAAAAAATAAATCTAATAATCCTGTTACAGGTTTTAAGATGGTTCAAGGACTCGAAGTTCCACTTATTCCTTTTGGTGATAATGTCCTCAAAAGTGATGTTGTCATGATTTGTATCGATAGGATAGCTTCACAATGTGCAAAGCTAAAAGGTAGATACATTAAAGTTGATGAAAATGGAATTCAAACTGAGAAGAATGGACCTATTACCTTTTGCCTTAAAAGGAAACCTAATGAACTTATGACTCCTTACCAGTTTTTATATAAGGTGGTTTCATTATTGCTACTTAATGATAATGCATTTGTGTATCCGCTTTACGATAAAAGTGATCTGACACTCAAAGGCTTGTATCCGATTAATCCGATAATTGTTGAGCCAATTGAGTACGAGGATGGAAACCATACTTATAAGTTTTACTTTGAAGATGGCAGCAATTATGAAATACCTACTGAGAATGTGATTCATTTAAGAAGGTTCTATTATAAAAGTGATTTTTTTGGTGGATCTAATTCTAGTGGTGACCATGAAGCATTGCTTAAGACAGTTAAAACTAATGATGCCTTGCTTCAAGGAGTGAATGCTGCAATTCAAACATCATTTAAAATCAAAGGTATCTTGAAGATAAATGGAATGCTAAAAGAAGCCGATAAAATGAAGCAACTTGATGAATTTCAAAGAGCAATTTTAAAAGCTACTGAAGGTGATAGTTCAATCGTTCCTATGGATACAAAAGCTGAATATGTACCTTTAACAGCAGATCCAAAAGTGGTTGAATCAACTACACTAGATTTCGTTCAAAGTAAGATACTTGATTACTATGGTGTTAGTAAAGCAGTGTTTTCAAATAATTATGATGAAAACGAATATAACTCATTTTATGAGTCAACAATTGAGCCTTTAGCTATTCAACTTAGCGAGGCTTTTTCTTTGGGCTTACTTACCGATAACCAGCTTGAAAGAGGGGAAGAAATTATCTTTTTCTCTGAAAGGTTACAATACGCTTCTTGGAATACAAAAGTAGGAGCTATTGAAAAATTAATGGGACTTGGAATTATGAGCTTAAATGAATCAAGAGCTTTACTTGGACTTGAGCCAATTGAAGGTGGGGATAAGAGACTTCAATCTCTAAATTATGTTGATGCTTCAAAAGCTAATGTTTACCAAGTAGGCGAGAATGAAGGAGGAAATGAAAATGGACAAAACGAAAATTGAAAATAGACTAGCGGATGTCGAGTTCAAGGAATCAGAAAATAACAAAATGGTCCTTGAAGGATATGCACTGGTATTTAATCAGGAGACACTTATTGGCGATGAAGAAAACGGATTTATTGAGTCAATCGATAGAAACGCATTAGCAAATGCCAATTTAAAAGATGTCCCTATGAAATATAACCATAATGATTCGTTTTTGATTATTGCAAGAACACGTAATAATTCTTTACAGCTTATGGTTGATGAAATTGGTTTAAAGGTTCGAGCAGAACTCATTGATACAGAATCTAACAAGGATATCTATAAGATGGTTCGAGCAGGACTTTTAGATAAGATGAGCTTCGCATTTACCGTTAGCTCTCAGAAGATTGATCGAAGTGGCAGCATTCCAAAAAGGACTATCACAGGTATTGATAGGCTTTATGATGTGAGTGTTGTCGATTTACCTGCTTATGATCAAACTTCGATAGTTGTCGGTCGCTCCTTAGCTTTGGTGGATACTGAGCTTAAGGCCATGGATATGGAAAAGGCAAAGAAGGAAGCAGAAATCTTAAAATTAAAAATTCATATTAAAACAAATTATTAGGAGGATTAAAAAGATGAATTTAATGGCAAGAATGAGTGAGATTAACTCAAGATTAAATGAAATTAGAAGTGCATCAGAAAAAGAAACTGATGTTGAAAAATTGGCTTCAATGAGTAAGGAATGTGACTCACTTCAAGAAGAAAGAAAACAACTTGAATCAAAGATGAACATTATGAACAAAACTGAAATAAAGCCTTTTAAAATGGAGGAAAATTCAATGAATAAAGAAATGCTAGAAAAGCGTGGTGTTGATTTAAAGGAAAAGAGAACTATCACTGTATCTAGTGATGAGATTTTACTTCCTAACCATGTCGATAATAACTTAGCACCAGTTCCTTATGCTGAAGTTTCAACTTTAGTAGATAAAGTACATGTTGTTAATTTAGTCGGTGGTGAAACTTATACAAAGAGCTTTGTAAAATCTCATGGTGAAGCAGGCCTTACTGGTGAAGGTGAAGCCTACAATGAAACTGAACCTAAATTTGGTTATTGCACTATCACTAAGGTTAAGGTTACAGCTTATACAGAAATCACTGAAGAACTTGAAAAATTACCTGCAATTCCATACCAAGCAGAAGTTTTAAAGAACATTAATATTTCTTTAAGAAAGAAGATCTCTCAACAAATCTTACATGGCCTTGGAACATCAAATACTTTTACAGGTATTTTTTCTGATAAGGCAGTTGCTTTAGCTGATTCAAAACCACTTGAAATTACTGAAATCACAGATTCGACTCTTGATGACATTGTATTTGCTTATGGTGGTGATGAAGAAGTTGAAGGTGGAGCAGTCTTAATTTTAAACAAAAATGATTTAAGAGCATTTGCTAAATTAAGAACTCCTGAAGGAAGAAAGGTACACACAATTGATTACAAGGCAGGAACTATTGATGGTATTCCTTATATCATTAATTCAAACTGTAAGGCAATTAGTGATCCAAATACTTCAGCAGGAGATTATTGCTTAGCTTATGGAGCATTAACTAATTATGAAGTACCAGTATTCTCAGCAGTTGAGATTGCTAAATCAAGTGATTACAAATTTAAAGATGGCATCATTTGCTATAAATCATCTGTATTCACTGGTGGTAATGTTGTAGGTTTCAATGGCTTCTTAAGAATTAAAAAGAAAGCTGCTGAAGTTAAATCTACATCATCAAAGTAGGTTAAACAGATGGTCGTTTAAAGGTTGATGGAGTTTTCTGAAGCTTAACTAAGTAAGAAAGCACAATGAACAGAAATGAGTATAAGTAAAAAGGTACAATGAAATGAAAAGAGTATGAGTATGATGGAACAATGAAAGAAAATTGAGTAAAAGAGTACAATGAAAGAAAAGCGAGTAAAAAAGTACAATGAAATGAAAGTGGAGAAAAGGTACAAGGAAACGACTAGGGGTTGACCGCAAGGCTTCCCCGAAAAGAGTACGAAGGAACAATCAAAGCAAGTAAAAGTAAGAAGGAATACTGAAAGTGAGTACGAGTAAAAAGGAATACTGAAAGAAAGTACAAGTAAAATGGTACAAAGAAAAGAAATGAGTAAAAGTAAAATGGAACAATGAACAGAAAAGAGTATAAGTAAAACGGAATAATGAACAGGGATGCGGAATGTATGTAAAGAAAGGACGTTGTGTATGAACATAAGAAATGATGACGATTTCTTAATTGAAATCAAGAAGGCTTTAATGATTCCAGCAATGGAGACATATGCAGATAGCGAGATAAAACTACATATTGAATCGTGTTGTCAATTGCTTATTTCGATAGGCGTTGATAAATCCACAGTACGTAGCGATAATCCTCTTGTTAAAGGATTAATCTTGATATATGTAAAGACATTCTTTGGCTTCAAAAGTGATGGAAGTGTTAAGGAATTACCTTCTAATTTTGAGCTATTGGTCCGCCAACTTGCTCTTAATTCGGAGGAGTCCTAATGTTTCCTAATTCTGCCAATGTAACTCTCTATCTCCTTGCCATCGTTAACAAGTCGGATGCTTTAGGAATAAGGTGTCCGACTATAAATTTTAAAAAAGAAGTAATAGGATGTATGAAATCTATTACTGCTACTGAGTATCAAACAAGCGTTGCCTTGAATGTGAAAAGTGAAATAAAAATAAGCCTACAATGCTTTTTGTATTCTGGTGAAAAGTTTGTTTTATTGAAGGGTGAAATCTATAAAGTAGATAGAACTTATCAAAATGGACAATTTACCGAATTATATTTATCTTTAAGTGATTACAAGAAGGAGGAAATTGAAGATGCCACTATCAATAGATAAAAGTGTTTTAAAGATCTCAGAGCTTGTAAATGAATACACTAAAGAGGTTCAAGAAGAAATTGTAGAAAGGCTTAATCATACAGCTGATGAAATATTAGCTTATATTAAAACAAATGCTCCAAAAGGAAATAGCACTAATCACTTAGCTGATTCATTTGTTAAAACCAAAGTTGGAACAGGAGTTAATCAAGTTATTTATATTTCATCGAAAACTAAAAGTAGATTGGTTCATTTAATTGAACTTGGATTCAAACATAGAAGTGGACGTCACGTTGCAGCACAACCTTTTATGAGGCCAGCTTACAGTGAATTTACACCTGAAATGCTTGAAGATATTAAAAAGATTATAAATGGAGGATAGCCTATGACATTAGAAACTATTTATTCCATTCTAGATAAAGTTTTAAAAGACAAAGTATTCTATGCAGTAAATGTTTATGACAATGAAGAAAATGCTCCAATGCCATATATCGTTTACCAAGAAATAACTAAAAAGCCAAAGGGATATCATGACGATGTTCCTATTTTTTATGTTTCAAGCGTTCAGATTACTCTTGTCACAAAGAAAAAAGACCTTACTATTGAGGGAACTTTAGAGAAGACGTTATTAAAAAACGGATTAAGTTTCTCGGTTTTAAGTGAAACGCATAATAGCGATAAATCAATAAATCGAGTTTATGAAATTGAAATGGAGGATTTTTAAATGGCAAATAATATTGTAACTTTTGGCCTTAAGAATGTTCATTATTCTAAGGCTACATTTAATCCTGTTGATGGAACTTGGTCGTTTGCTACACCAGTTGCACTTCCAGGAGCACAAGAGTTTTCAAGTGATTTAATTGGTAGCTCAACACAGGTTTATGCCGATGATCAAGTAGTGGCTACATTAATTCAAAATGCAGGTAGAACTCTAACCTTAAAACTCACTGAATTAATTGATGAATTCAAAGCTGATATTTTAGGTTATAAGAAACTTGATAATGGAAATCTTGTAGAAATTGTAAATGCTGAAGTAGTTACTTTTGCATTAGGTTTTGAATTACAAGGCGATGCTAAGGCAAGAAGAACATGGTTTTATTTATGTACTGCCTCACCAATTAATGAAGCAACTAAGAGTAAAGCTGATTCAGTTGAAGCAAACTCAATCTCTTTAACAATTACAGCTAGACCTATTGCTATTGATGCGGATAATTACACAACACATATTACAGCTTCGAAAGGAGACGCAAACTATGCGACATTCTTAAGTGTTGCACCTGTTTTGCCTGTACTTAAATAATGGATAGTATTATTAAGATTGGAGGTCGTGAATTACCTGTTCATGCCTCATTAAAAACATTAATAGATTACAAGTCTACCTTTGGTACTGATTTGTTTGAAGATTTAGATAAGATACAAAATATTAAAAGCGATTCTATTGGTAGCTTGTCAGGAGTTATTAATACATCGTTCCAAATTATTTATATCTTACATAAGCCTTATGCAAAAGAGAAAACATTTGTAGAGTTTATGGATACTTTTGAGTTTGGAGTGTTCCAAAGCACTGAAGCTATGAATGAATTAACTGGTGTATTTGGCTTACTCTTTCCAGGGACAAAAGAGCAAAACAAAAGTCCCAGAGAAAATAAAACGGAAGCATCAAGCGACTAGTAATATTATATTTAATTTATCTCAAATGGGCATCTCACTATCGGATGCCTTTTTGATTGAGATTGATACTTATTTTGAGCTTGTTGATTTATTTATGGAGTCAATGGGAAGAAGTGAAAGCTCATCAAGAGAGGCAACACAATCTGACATTGACAATTTTTTACTATAGGAGGTTAAGTAAATGGCTGAAACAATAAAAGGTTTAAACATTAAATTAGGACTTGATGCTACTGAACTTAACGAGTCCTTAGGTAAAGTAAGTGCAGAATTAAAAGAACAACAAGCCGACTTAAAAGCTATTAATCAAAGACTTAAATATGATTCATCAAATATTGATTTATGGAAGAATAAACAAACTAAATTAAATGAGGTTTTAGATTCTACAAAGAGGAAATTAGAACTTCAAAAACAAAAATTAGAAGAAGCTAAGGAAGTAGTCAAAGTTGGTGCAATAAGTGAATCTGAATTTAAGAAACTTGAAAGAGCGGTAGAGTATGCTGAAGCTGATGTTTCAAAGCTAAATACTGAGCTTAAAAATACTAGTACAAAGATACTAGAACTTGGTAATGCTAAATGGGATAAGCTAGCAGGAGTTGGTAATAAATTAACAAAGTATGTGACGACTCCTATTGTTGCAGCAGGTACAGCTTTATCAGCTATTTCTTATAAGTCACTTGTTGCATCAGATGACTTAGCTGATACAGCATCTAAAGTGTATCTATCTGCTGAAGCATTCCAGGAGTGGAGCTATGCTGCAGAGATTTTAGCAGTAGATCAAAACCAATTACAAAAAGCATTTGTTAAGGTTAATGCTCTTTTAGGAGATATTGCAAATGGAAGTGCTGATAGCGTTAATGAAAAGCTAAAACTTATTGGACTAACTAGTGAGGATTTAGCTGGTCTTAATACTGATGAGGCCTTCATGAAAATTAGAGATGCTCTATCTTCAGTAGGTGATGAAGCCTCAAGAACTGCGGTAGCTAATGAAATATTTGGTGATAAATTAGGTGCTGAGCTTACTCAAGTAATATCCGCTTCAACAAGTCAAATAGAAGGACTAAGAAATGAATGTAGAGAACTTGGAATTGTATCAAATGAAGATGCTGAAAAAGCAGGAGAATTTACTGATGCCATTTCAAGATTAAAACAAGCATTAACAGGCCTTAAAAATGAACTTGCTCAAGCCTTACTTCCAGTTTTAAATAGCTTGGTTTCAATGATCACAAATAAGATCATACCAGCCCTTAAAAGCACACTTAATTGGTGGAATAATCTATCAAAAGGTATGAAGGTGTTTATTGGGACACTACTTGGAATTGTAACGGCAGCAGGGCCAGTCTTAGCTATCATTGGTAAACTGATACTTTTAATTTCAAAAATTAAGGTAGGACTCACAGCTTTAAAAGGAGCAATTACAATAGCTGGTGGAGCAATCAAGTCATCGACACTTGGTATTGTAGGTCTTGTTGCAGTTTTAGCTGTTATCTTGCTTCAAAATGAGAAGTTTAGAGAACTGCTTGGTAATATTATAAATATCATTTCAAAACTACTTAATAAAGTAATGGACTTTATTCAAGAAATAGTTAATTCTTTAATGCCAGTTATTAAGACGATAATGGGTTTAATAAATAAAGTAATTGATATGTTGGTTGAGGTTATTGATAAGATATTACCTCCACTTGAATCAATTATTAATGTAGTTATTGGTTTACTTGAAAAATTAATGCCTTTAATTAAGAGAATTTTTGAAGTAATAACTTCATTAATTGGCAAAGTAGTAGATTTGATTACGACAATATTAGAACCAATCATGGAAGTTCTAGGTGTAGTTATTGACTTAATTGCTGATCTAGTTGATGCGATTTTAGAATTAATAAATGCTGTTTTAGATCCTATCATGGATGTTTTAAACGTCTTAGTTGATATTATCGAAGTAGTCGTTTCTTTAGTTGGTGATGTAGTTAAGATTTTATCTTCAATTTTAATGCCAATCTTAAAAGTCATCGTTACTTTATTACAACCAATTATTAAGGTTTTGAAAATTGTTATTGAGCTTGTTTCAAGCATTATAAAACTACTAGAACCTTTAATTAAGGTATTGCTTACACCTTTAGAATTACAGCTTCAATTAATTAGTTCGGTTTTATCAGCTTTTGAACCAATTTTAGAGACAATAGGGGATGTCATTAAAACAGTTATATCTCCTGCATTAGAACTTTTAAATACATTATTAAAACCTATTTTAGATATTTTAAATTGGATAATTGATGCAATTAAATGGCTTGCAGATAATATATCAAATATCTTTGAAGGAATAAGTGATGGAGTATCTAATTTTGCTGGTGGAATAGTTGATAAGGTATCTGGTGTAGTTGAAAGTATAACTGAAAAATTTAGTGGAATGTTTGGTTGGCTTAAAGATAAATTTAAAGGTTTTACAGGCTTTCTTGGTGAGGTTGGAGAGAACATTGGAAACTTTTTTAAAGGAGCAGTTGATGGTGTAAAAGGAACAATTGAGAAAGCAACTGATGCAATGTCAGGTTGGGCTAAAAAAGCATGGGGTAATGTAAAAGGATGGTTTAGTTCAGTTGGAGATTGGTTTAGTGATACTTTCAATCTTAATGGAAATAAAACATCTAACTATTCAACTACAAATAATAGCCAAACAACAAACAATGTAACAGTAAATACATCATCATCTGAATTTGATGTTGATTCAATAAATAAAGCGTTAGGAGGTGCCTATTTATAATGAGAAAGTTATATCTTGTAAATGAAATAGGCACTACCTATTTTTTTGATTATAGATCATCTTCATTGATTTCAAGCATCGGTAATCTTGGAGTTGAAAAGAAAAATACTTATGTAGCTTATTCAAATAGATATACCTGTGTTGAAATTAAAAATCCTCAAACATCACTTGATTTTGAAGTTGTATTTTTAAATGGTTATAATGGTTATTCAAAGTTCCTTGATTTTATTAGAAGTTCTAATGAATTAAGACTTTTTTATAGTAATGGGAAAGATACAAAATATGCTTATGTTTCATTTAAATCAATAACCAAAACTGAGCTTCAAAGTAATACGATTCAAAGTGCATTATCTTTGGATAAATTGTCTTTGTGGTTTAATAAGGTTAATTATCAAATATCAGTTAATGAAGATGTAAAAGGTAAAACATTTCCATTTGGTTATCCTCATATTTATAGCTCATCATATAATGGTGAAATTTATGTGAAGAATAATGGAGAAGTAAAAGCACCTTTAAATATCATAATTGCTGGTGCGGTTAATAATCCTAGAGTTGATATTCTTGATGGAGATACGATTATATCTTCACTAAAAATTATGGTTAAATCGGATGATTGCATTATAACTGTTAATTCGGATGAATCAGACCAATTTATAACTATTACTGAAAATGGAGTAGCTAAAAATGCTTATCAAATGCAGGATTTTTCATGTGATAATTTTTTATTCATTGATAAAGGTGAAAAGAAGATAAGATTTAGTCCTGGAGTCAATGCTAAAACGACTTGTAATATTCAGCTTCTTGAAGGGTATGGAGGTAACTAATGGAAGTAATATTTTTAGATTATTTAACTTTATCTGTACTTGATTATGGATACGCTAATGATAATTTCACGATTATTATTGATAATGTCATACCTCAAAGTTCATCTTTTGAAATCAATAAAGAAGCAGTTAATTCGAGTGTAGGAGATTACCTTATTGTTAAAAATAAGAAGATAAACTACATAGGAATTATCACTTCAATTGATTTGAAAAATCATGTTACAGAGGTTAAAACGAAGGATTTTATATCGATTTTAGATTATAAGATGAAGTTAACATCATATTCTGGTAATCTATCAATTTATCTTTTGAATTTAATAAAAAAGGCTTTTATTTCTAATTCTGATTCGCTTCAAAATATGAGCTATTTAACAATCAGTAGAGATGCTGAAGTAGTAAATGGAGCATTAACATTTGAAGAAGACACAGTAGATTCTATTTCAAGTGTTGTTTCAACTCTAAATAAAGCCTACTCAATTGGATTAGTTTATAGCCTTGTTTATGATAATGGAAAGATATCAGGAATTGACCTTCATATTACAAAATGTAAAAAAGGAGTGACCTTAAAATCTAGTATTGCCTGTATTAGTAATTTAGTGATTACTGATAATAACACGCAAGCAGTAAATAAGGTCACTTTTTATCCTAAAGATTCAAATGTTACATACAAAAATACAATCAATTATTATCTTTTCACTGATGGCACAATTTCAAATCAAAATGATAATACAAAACGTTATAAATCAATTAATTCACTAGCTAAAACTTACTCTGATAGTGACTATAATTCTTTATACACAACCGCTCAAAAAGAGATGTTAACATCATCCCTAGAACATTCAATTACATTCGATTATTTGGCAAATAACAAAATCGCACCTTTGTTTGATGTCTTAAACGTGGGTGATTTTATTGAGTTTATTACACCAAATAAAACATATCAAACCATGATTACAAAGATCACATTTAAAGGAAACATACACACTGCGAATGTGACTCTTGGTGAATATCGAGTTAGTTTAACAGAAAAAATTAAGCTGCTAAGTAAAAAATAAGGAGGTCTTAAGATGGCTTTAGTAAAAATAACATTCGATGGTAGTAGCGTATCTTCAAAGCAAGATGCCGATATCAATTATCATTTAACAGGTCTAAAAGCTGATGGAGTAATTAGAGGCTTAGGAGGAGAGCTTGCTGTATCAGCTTCTAACAATTACATAACATTTAAAAGTGGCTATGTTCAAATTTATGGAAGAAGATTATATGTTGAAGAAGGTAGTCAAGTTTATATTTCTTTAGATTCAACTAAGAATGGATATGTAATTATTCAGATAAATTTATCTAATAATACGGCAACATTAACAAAGGTCGAAAGTGCATCGTTTCCAACACTTACACAGCAAAACCTCCATAATAATGGTACGATTTATCAAATGACCATAGCAAAATACTCAAAAACAACCACATCATTGACTCTTGATTCAACTTTCAAACCTAACTATATTGAAACACCTTTATCTGTAGCAAGTAGTGGTTATCAAGATGCAGTAAAGTACGTCGATAGTCGTTATGGTTTTTATACAAAGAAGAACTATGGCACTTCAAATAAATGCACAATTTATCTTTATGAGGATGAATATAACACTTATAATTCGACAATATTCTTTGTGAAATTAAGTGTAGGTATATTGGTTGCAATTCCAGGAAATGGATCGAGTGGAATGTCAAATGTCACAGTTGATTATGTTTATGGTGGTGCAAATCATACTCTTGTACTTGGTGTTTCATCAAGTGAAAAAGCATTGATTTTTACCTGTAATACAACATCCCATTATGTAAAAAAGGTTTACGCATATAGATAGGAGGATTTAGAAATGGACTTTATTAAAAATGAATTTATAGATGATGAAGTGCTCTTAATGTATAGATGCGGTTCATACGCTTTTGGAACTTCAAATGAAAATAGCGATGAAGATTACATCGTTGTTTTAAAGGACTTCAAAGGAATGACTCATAGGAATAATGGAAAGAAGGAATATTTCATTTATGGCCTTAGAGCTTGGGGAATGAAGATGGAATTTAGTGATTTTTACGATGAGTACAATGAAATCTTTAATGATGAAATTATGGCATTTCCAGATAATCTTGTGTATATGTCTGAAACTATAAGACCAGATGTAGAAAAGTATATAAGTGTATTTCCTTCGAAAATAAAGATCTGGTGCAAGAAAATATATTCTTACTATGATTTCTTTTACTCTAATAATTTTATTGAAAAGAACATGTACCACTTAATTAGAATCAGAAGCATTGTTGAAAGATACAAGGTGACTGGTTCTTTTTCTTTAGAGCTTTCAAATGAGGTAAAAAAATGGATAGCAAAGTTCAAAACTGCACCAGATAAGAAACTTTATAAGAACGAATTAAAAGTAGCACTAGATTATTTTAAAAAGGAGGCTGAGGTTTAATGGATGCAACAAATATCGTTTTATCAATTATAAGTATTGTAGGAACAATGTCATCTATTCTTTTTGCTTTCTTAGCATTCCATAGAAACAACAAAGGAGACCATAAACAAGAAGGAAAGAATGAAGGTGTCCTTATTTCTGATGTTGGTTATATCAAATCATCAATTGACAGAATTGAAAAAACACTTGATAAGCTAGAAGAGAAATATGACGACTTACATTCAAGAATTATTAAGATTGAACAAAAGGTCGATGACCACATTAAAAATAATTCAATTCATGTGAAAGGAGATAAATAATCATGAACGAAATTTTAATCAATATTATAAGTGTAGTAGTAACATCAATTGTGCTTCCTTTACTTTCAATAGCAGGAGCAAAATTAGTACAATTAATCAATTCAAAAATCAAGAATAACAAAGCTGCTAATTTCTTATCTACAGCAACCACGATAATTATCAATGCTGTTAGATCAGTATTTCAAACCTATGTTGAAGCCTTGAAAAAAGAAGATAAGTTTGATGAAGCAAGTCAAAAGCTCGCTTTACTTAAAGCAAGAGATATCGCACTTAACCAAATGACTGATGATGTTAAGAACTATATTACCTCAACTTATGGTGATTTAGATACTTGGATAAATACAAATATTGAGGCTACTATTAACATTTTAAAGAATAAATAAGCAAAAAGAATTCTGACTTTTCAATTAAATATATTCATTTTTATACATTTATTTGCATGCATTGGAGATAAATTTGCTTTTTAGGTGTATTTGTGTTAAAATATTATCGAAAGAAGTGTTGTCTAAACTCTAAAAAAATTAAATGAACTTTAACATTTTCAAGTCGATTCAACGTATTGGGGGCGCGTATATGGAAAGAATGAAAAATACATATTATTTGAAAATAATTAAGGCAACTTTAATTATGCTCAAATTATCTATTGATTTATTGCTATAACAACTATGTTTTTTAATTATGTGGAGGAAAAAATGAAAGGAAGAATTTTTGCTTTATTAAGTTTAACTGTTTTACTTTTTGCACACTTAAGTGTTAGTTCAAAATCTCACAATACTATTTATTCAAATGATGCTCCTAGACTAGAAAAAATAAATCAAAGTTATTATATAGATGGGCAAGAAGCATTGGAAGTTGATACAATTATAAATAATGATAGTAGTAATTATTCAAAAAGTATAATTGAAAGTAATGAACAAGAATGGAATATCGCAACTAAAAATTATACTAACAACACTTTACAATTTATAAATTTTGATCAAAATCATTATTCATATAGGCAATTTGCATTTGATTCAAATAATGCTAGCAATTCAAAAAAGTCTATAAGTAAAAATGTTCATTCAAATAATCAAACAAAAATAATAAACACTGATGAATCATCTTCTGTTACTTCAGACAATATTGTTGGAACTGAAAAATGTAATTATTCAATGAAATCAATAATAGGTTCTGATGATAGACAATTGATTTCTAACCCTAATTCATGGCCTTATAAAGCGGCTGGACAATTAGTTATAAAATATGTTGTTCAAAATAATGTCACTGGGAATCAGGATAATATGTATTTCATTGGAACGGGATTTTTAGAAGGGCCCGATTTGTTGGTTACTGCCGGTCATTGCTTATATGGTGATGTAACAAATAGTGGCGATTACGAAGACCATATAAATAATCCACGTTTCGCTGATGAAATTTATTATTATCCAGCTCGAAATGGAAATGTAGATCCATATGGTGGAGTCAAAATTGAACGTTCATATATTGAAAAAGAATATTATTTAAATCAACAAAAAGATTGGGGATGTTGTAAATTATCTAATCCTATAGGTAATCAAACTGGTTGGTTTGGTAAAATAAGCAATTTTTACGAAAAAGATTATGAAATTACAACTTTTGGATATCCAGGTAGCAAAAATGGTTTTATGTATAGTTCTACAGGAATTATGACTAAATTTGAAGATAATGGCTGGTACTATAGAACAAATTTAGATACGGAAGGTGGACAAAGTGGTTCACCATATAGAGTGACAATAAATGGCAATACATACGTTTGTGGAATTCATACTTATTCTGTAGGAAATTCTTATACTGGTGGCATTAGAATTGATAGTTTTATGTTTGCTTTTTTCAATAGTTTTGTAACTGGAGATAAGGTTTATCAAATTAAACCTACAGATTATAACTATGCTGATGCTTATCCTGTTGATTCATATACTGAAAACACTTTTGTAAGCCACAGCCTTGATAATGGCTTGGATTTTAGAACAAGAAGATATAGGACAGGATATATTCACAACGAGTATATTGTTATGTCATCTATTCGCAAGGGAATTCCTAAAAACGAAGCAATGATTGAATATTCATTTAATTCACCTGTTACACGTATTGAAGTAGATTTAGCTTATTGGCGTTCGGTTTCTAATGAATGGTTATCCAGTTCAAATGGATCGGCTGTATTGCAAATTAAAAATGGTGAAGGGTGGTCTAATAAATTTGATTTGCTATCAAAAGAAACAGCCTTACCAACTAATAGAAGCAATCCTACAACATACACAATTGATTTTGACCATCCTGTTTATGTTTTTAGATTTTTTTGTCATTATAATGGTACGTCAACTCTAGATTCTAACCGTGGTAGGATATGTATCGGCAATATGAATGTATGGATGCAATCAGAAAATTATATGCCTCTAAATGGTTCTGAGTTGGAATATAAACCAAGCGAATGGAATAATAATAGTATGAGTAACTACAATTGCTATGCATATGCTCTAAATACAAAACTTCATGGTTTTATGCAACCAGGAGCAAGTGATTCAAGCTATAATCCGTATGATTCAAACTATTTAACAGGCTCAAAACTATATGAATATGTGCTACTTGATGGACAAAACTACAATTTTCATTTAAACCCATTGGTAAATATGATGCTTGTGACATAGGATATTATAAGGTAGCTTTAGTAATAGCTCCAAATCGAGATTATCATTGGTATAGGCAAAATTATGATGGAACATGGTCACATAAGCCAGGTGGAACAGCTGTTACAAATCTTGATCGAAAAGGTAATCTTATTTATGATCCTGAATCCTGTGATAGAACAACTGGCTTTCCATCGTATTCTGAATTTGTAGGTTTTTATCAAGTTAATGTGAGTAATATGATTTAATGAGGTGAATAAGTATGAGATTAATAAAAAAATGTCTATTCTTAATTATAGGATTATTATCAATTTCTTCTTGTGGAAATAATATGGAGGGTAATACATTGAAAAATCCTGAAATAATTGAAAAATATAAAGAGTATTATCAATATGGAGAAGCTGCGAAAGGCATAGAAGTTTATGCTTGGAAAGAGTCTTCCGATTGGTTTTGCGTCTTAACTGGTGGTACAAATATGCTAAAAACCACTTATGAAATAAAAAAACTACAAGACGATTTACCATGTCCAATCAACACTATGAAAGAAATATTGAAATCTTATAATAAGACTTTTGCTATTCCTTATGTTGCTAGGGTATCAAATCCTCCAAAAGAAGAAGAATTAACTCATAATTTTGATGTCGATACGTTAAAATCGGATAATGAATTTCTCGAAATTCTTATGAAACTTGGTATATCTTCTAAAGACTATTTTAATCAAAATTCTAATTATGAAAACAATAGTAATGAATCAAGTGACAATAAAAGTGAAACAGATGAAACATTTTTGGTTAAAACTATACCTAATAGTTTCACCTTTCATGACTCCGTGTATGTTGATAAAAATATAAGAGTTGATAATAATCGAATAGGACAACTACTTGGTTATATTATCCGTCAGGATGACATTGATGATTTTTTAAAGATGTATCCAAATAATGAATATGTGATTTATGATAGTGTATTCGATTATTACAACAAGAATAGGGTTCCATTCTTTAGCATTAAAGATGATGATGACTTGAAATATATTTGTTGTAATAATGAACTGTATGTAAAAGAAGAAATATATGTAGAATAAGAAAATTATGTAGTTTATAAAAGATTTATTAAAACAAATTTTGGATTTAAAAGAGTACGTAGTAAAGAAGAGGTGGAGTAAATACTAAGATGCTATGATTCATTAGAGGCATCTGTTCATGAAATTCCAAATGCCAAGCTTTCTGTTCATACTGCATGAGGATGGAATTCGTAAAAGAAAAGAATAAAGTCTATACTTGCAAAGAGTGTGGAAGAAAATATTTTATTAAATTTTAAATTATATAGCCTCTGGGAGTAAAATCCTGGAGGCATTTTTTTTATTTTTTCTTAGGACTTGATATTTTTTGATTTGATTGGTTGGTGTATAATAGAAGTGAAACATCAATGTTTTTATATCTTTAAAAGATATTTTTATGAATCAAATATAATTGGTATTAATATTAGGAGTTGTTAGTATGGCAAGGTTAAAATTTGTTGGTATTATAAAAGAAAATGAAATTATTAATTATCAAAAATATAATACAAATAAAAAAATGATTTCAATTACTAACGATAAAGAAAATATACAAGTAAAAGCAATACCTATTTGCATATTCTTAGTAATACTATGTATTGCAGTTTTATTTCTTAAAGTATTTAATAGTGCTATATCAATAAAACCACTTTTTTTAATTTTAGGTTTTTTGATAGGATTTTTATTATTAATTGGTCATGAAATTTTACATGGAATTGTTTATCCAAAAAATGTTAATGTTAGTATAGGATTCATAAAACCTATAACATTTGTAGCATTAGCATCTTATCCTATGTGCAAAAAAAGATTTATTATAATGTGCTTATTACCTTTTATATTAGGAATCATTCCAATGTTAATTTTCATATTACTAAATAATTCGACAATATGTAATTTAAGTTTTGGTATGATGTGTATGGGCTTAATATCGCCATATCCAGATGTATATAATGTATTTCAAGTTATTAAGAAAGTACCTAAAGGCAAAAATGTATTGTTTTATGAGGATACATTATCATATATAGATTAATTATTTATAATTGAAACTATATAAATTACAATTTATGAAGTAAATTAAAATAGTTTTTTTATGCATAAAAAGAAAGAAGGATGATTAAATGAATTCAAAGTTTCAAGCAGGTGATAAAACGTTCATTATTGAATCATCTATATTTGTTAAAGAAGTGTATGTAATAAAATCTTCTGGAGGTTTCTGTTTAATAAGATATCCTCAAGGCAGAGGTGGCTACCGAGTAAGAGAATCAAGACTTTATAGAACTGAAGCTGAAGCTCAACTGGTTATTGACTATAATAAAAATAACAAGTCATAATGGGTATATTTGAGCTAAAATGCAAAAAAATAATGAAAATGTTTTCGTAGGTGTTTATTTAATAATTTGAGAAAAAACGCTTTTAATTGAGTTGTTTCAAAAATTTAAAATAAGCTCTTTTTTCTTTTTTTCTCAAAAATCAAGATGTGTCATCAGAGCCTCATTTGACAAA